ATTGAAGAAAGAGTAAAGGCTAGTAAAGATACTGATGAAGATAAAGACGACGAAGATGAAGACGATGATTGGGAAGCAAAAGATATTATGGCCGCTTTTGAGGAAGTGAATACATATATTGAGGAGGATAAGGCTTGGAGGGCTAATGAAAGAGATGCGTATAGCATGGATGAACAAACTACTGACGATTCAATTTCTATTAGCCAAACTATTGAAACAGAAGAAGAAAGAAGAATGCTACAAGCACTATCGTATGCTGATGTAGATATTTTATTAGCAATAGAATTAATTCAAAATAAAAAAATAATTTCAGTAACAAAGGAAATGAAAAACGAATTAAGAACGGCATTAAAAAACATAAGGCAAATGTTATCCCAAAGAAAACTAATGACAATAGAACAAAATCTTAGCCAATGGGAAAAAGAAATCAATAATTCTTTAAGTTTAACAGAGCGAGAAGATTACTATGTTCCAGTTTCGGTCATGCCCGAAGAAATTTTTAAGAAAATACCCGAATTAGGGGAATATAATCCGAATGAAATCGTTGATAAAATCAATAAGTTTTTTACAGATTTAGAAGAGTTGCTAAAAGACTGGCAATCTCAAAATATTTATGAATATCGCCCAAGAACAGGTCAAGCCCAAACTGGTTTTGAAGAAATTAAAAACCCAAATGTTGATGTTAGAGCATTACTTAGTGCTAGCAATACTGTTCTTAGACCTTCAAGGAAACCAATTCCCCAATATCTACTAGACCAAAAAGAGGCTTTAACAAAATTAATTGAAGCAATAAATAACTATTTTGTAAATCCGATTACTTCGGGAAGAATGCCTATTGCTATTCCCGACTATGCTAGAAGACTTGGATTTAGAGAAGTCAATAATATTGCAGAAAGTCTAAACATAGAAACGACTATGGGTAGAGCATATGTAAGAGCAACGACAGATAGCGTTGCGACTATTGGAGTAGATGACATTGAAGCATTAACTAGTTTTTTTGGTGATGTTTTCACCAAAGGAGTAAAAGCAGAAAAAGGATTAATAGAGTCGGGTCAAAGAGCAGTTAAGGCATTAAATGAAATATTTGGTGCTAAAGAATCTAATGCTAATTATATTTCTGCCGTCATATATGATATTATGAATGAGACTAATGATTTTAAATTAAAGGATAGTAAAATCAAATCTTCTCGTTCTTCTAGAAAAACAATAGAAGAAAGAAATAAACAATTTGAAGAGGATTATCAAAGTGGAAAATCATTTTCTGTATTTGGCTTACCTCTTTATTTAGATGAGAATGAAGGAATGTTTAGCCAACACCCCGATAAAAAAATGAAATCGGCCTATGATGCATTGGTCAATGTTATAAAGCAACAAGGAAATGACATAACTGTTATGCTTAAAGCCCTGCTTGAAGCACACGATGCAATTCGTAAAGCACTTGGCAAAGAAGTTCAATATGGCTTTATTCCTCTAAGTGACTACAATTCAGTTATGAACTATCTTGATGGTGAAAATTTTGATTTGACTACTTTTGAAATTGAGAATATTGTCAAGTCCTATGATTCACATAAGAATATTGGAAATGAATATGGAATTAGTGACGAAGATGTGTATTTGATTAAGGCTAACTTTAGGTGATGTTTTGGCTGAAATATTTACTGCTAACGACATTTCTTTTAAGGAAATGAGTGAAGATGAAGCAGTAAAGACTTTTCAAAAAGATGGCTATTTTGATTATGTAAAAAGAGTCGTTAGATACAAAGCACTTCCTAATGAATCTGTTTGGGCGAGAAACCCCGCTACTATGTTTGTGGCTTTTAACAAAGAAACTCCTGTCGGAGTTATTGGGTTTTCAACTTATGGAAAATATCTATTAGGTGCAGGAATTCATGTGCGAAAAGAATACCGTAATAGGGGTTTAACTCCTATTCTTATCAATGAAATGCTAAAACATAAAGGTGGCAAAAAAATCCTCGTAAGTATAGCCAATAAAAATATTGTCAATTCTTATAGGAATGCAGGTTTTAAAGATATGGAGATTGGAAATCTACCTACTGAGATTAGAGAAGGAGCAGTTATTTCAAGAGAGGCTGGTTCGGAATTAGTTGAAAAATTTATGCTTCATGAAACAGGTTGGTTTGAAATTTTGAGGTGATTGTATTGAATATAAACAATCTCAATTTTGAACACCAAATGGATATGAATATGTCTAGGAATTCATTTCCATATTTCTTTGAGCATGTTCTTGGTTTCCAAATGACAAAACATCAAGCCGAATGGAAAGGCTTGATGGATGATACAAAGAGAACAGTTATTATGTGTAGTCGTGGTCATGGAAAATCTGTTTTTATGAGAGCATGGGTTGTTTGGAATCTATGTTTTCAAGAACCTCCATATCAAATGGTCTATATGTCTTCTAACCAAAAGCAGACAAATATGCACATGAAATCTATTTCAAAAATGTTTAGTCATCCTATCCTTGAGAAATTTAAGCCCGAAGGAAACAAAGGTTGGGCTGTTGAAGAAATGAATTTGGCCAATGGTAATTCTATTGTTGCTCGTTCAGTCAATTCTCAGTTTCGTGGTCTTCATCCTCAAGAAGTTATTATTGACGACCCTTTGAAAGAGTTTAGCGTAAGCGGTATTCAAAAAGTCACAGATTGGTTTTTTGGTGACTTGACTCCTGCTATTCATTCTTCTGCTAAAGTTCGTATTATCGGAACGCCTTTCAGTTACACAGATATTTACCAACAACTCTCGGAAAATTCAGTTTATACGATGAGAGTTTACCCCTGTTTGAATTCTCTTAATGAACCACTTTGGCCTGAACGCTGGAACTACGAATCTTTAATGGAACGAAAAGAAGAAATGGGTTCACTTCTATTTACTAGAGAATATATGTGTGTTCCTATTTCTACTGGAACTTCTCTTTTCAATCCCGAATTTTTAGAAAGTGCAAAGAACAAAGATTTAGTTCTAAAACCAATCCGTAGAGAAGGCCACAAATACTTTGTTGGTATTGACCCTGCTATTTCTACTGATGGAGATTACAATGTCATTACTGTTCTTGAAATGGATGAGAATGAAAATAAATCTATTGTGTATATTGACCGAGCAAAGAATGTTGAGTTTAGAGAAAACATACAGAAGGTTAAAATTGTTAATAAACTGTTTAATCCCGAAGCAGTATTTTTTGAAAGTAACGGGTTCGCTAAATCGTTCATTCAAGAGATTAGAAACACGGCTGATATTCGGCTACATGATTTCACTACAACTCGTAGAAAGAAACAGGAGATTATTCTTAATTTACAAATGACTTTAGAGAACGGCAAAATGAATTTCCCTTATGGAAATGAAGAAAGTCGTAAGGTTACTGGAGAATTGATTAGTGAATTATCTATGTTTGCCATTAATGAAAATGGCAAATTTGAAGGTATTGGCGCACACGATGACATGGTTATGAGTTTGGCTTTGGCTAATGCCGCAACTTTCCAATCTACTGATAACTTTATTTTATTAGACGATATGGGAATATTTGACGACACTCCACGCTCTCCTATAATGGGGCTAAATTTCTAAGGTGATTAAGATGGTAGAGGCAGAAAAATTAATTGAGGCCAAGCCATTAATTGAACAATTAGAAGAGTTAGACCAAGAAGAAAAAGAAATCCTTAGTCAAGTAGAAGGAGATTTGAAACTGTCTTTTGGCCTTACTCATGTTATGTCGGAGATTGAAGAGATACAGAAGTTATCAACTGATTACAACATAAATGCAACCGATGCTAGAAAACAATTAGATTTTTTCCCAAATGAATATATCGTTCAAGACCAAACAGTTCCCGACCTCGTTAAAAAGATGAGGAATGCTCGTAGAGGACTAAAAGGCGAGCAGAGAGAAAAGATGGCAAAGGCTATTGATACTATGATTGATGCTTATGCTGACCACATACACAAGTGCATTGATTCTATTACATGGGTCACTCCATACAAAACAACTTTGCTTAAGATGCGATTTAACGAAAAGGACTTACAAAAACTCTACAAAATGAAAGATGTAGATATTCGTAGAGAAACAGTTGATGCTCTATGCAAGTATTGGGAAGCCGATTTGTCCCAAAGAGAAATGGCTTTTGGAAAAGAATATAGTCAATTACAAAAGACAATGAATGAGGCTAAGAAAGAATTTAGAGGGGCTATCAATAAAATTACAGACCAATCAATTACAAAGTCTAAAAGAGAAAGGATAGAAGATTTTGTTCTCAAGGCGGTTTGTGAAAATCAAGGAATTAATGCTAATAGAATTCATGACCTTATGCCAACTAATCTGTATAATGCATCTTCACCAAATACCATTGCTAAGATGATTAATAAATTAGATATTGCTTCTGTTGATGGGGCATACTATAAGATGCCATCTATGTTAAAGAAAAATATTTGGGCTTATACTGCGGCATTCATTGACTCGGATGGATATATTACACTTGACCGCAATATGAATCCTAGAGTTGGACTGGTGGCTACGGGAGAGAGAGGAAAGGCTTTCATGCAGGAAATGCATAAGTCAATTGGCTTTGGTCGTATGCACCTTGACCAAAAATCTCCTCAAGACACACGGCTGATTAATAGATTGAACTTTTATTCTCAAGACGATGTTACTAATCTTTTAACTAAGTGCTTACCACATTTTAAATTGAAAAAATCAAATGCTGAATTGCTTCTTGAGTTGATTAGGATGAAGAAGTCATTTAAGAAAGAAGATTGGTATAAAGATAGATGTGATGAAATTTTTAAACTTATGAAGTGGGAGAACCATAAAGACCATGTTGGATTTGATTGGTCTAAGGAAGGTATTTACCTTGATGACATTCAAAAGTATAAAGACAATTGTAAAATGTCTGTAATGGATTCTCTTGAACAAATTGGAACTCCTATGGTGGTTTAGTTATGCCAATTACTCATAAAAAAGATGGTTGGTATTGGGGCGGAAGAGGGCCATTTAAATCTAGAAAAAAAGCAGTTGAAGTTGCACAGGCCGCTTATGCTAGTGGCTATGTAAAGAAATCTTGGAAAAGTATTCTTAAGATTGAAAGTGAAGTTGATGGTAGAAAGGTTAGAACTTCGCCCGAAGAATCAATTGACTTTTTGACTTACAGGAGTTGGGCTTGGCAATCTAAAAAAGCGAGAGAATCAGAAGGAATGACAGGCGGATTTAAAGACAAAGAACATTTAGAATTGATTACAACTCCAAAAGGAAAAGCACTTGGCTATGATGTTAAAGGCGATGAACTCAAAAGATGGATTAGAACTTGGAATGCCGAGTTTGGTGAAAAACTAGGGGCAATATATCCAACAGGTGATGAATGATGTGGCAAGAAATTCTTAAGAAAGAAAAGGATGCTTGCTACTATAAAGTTAAATCAAGATATAAAGACTGGCCTAGTGCTTATGCTAGCGGGGCTTTAGTTCAATGTCGTAAAGTCGGTGCAGATAATTGGGGAAATTCGGTTGAAAAAGGCGGAGATGATTTCGCAAGAGAAAAGAAAGAAGGACTTCATGGTTGGTTTTCAAGAGCAGGAGGAAGTGGTTCGGAAACAGGTTGGGTTTCTTGTCAATCTTGTGAAGATGATAAAGAAGGAACAAAACCTTGTGGAAGAACAGATGCTTCTAAAGGAACTAAACAAAGATGTAGGCCAACTTGTGCCGCCTGTAAAACATATAAAAGGAGGAAAGGAGAATGAGCGATTGGAAAGATATACTAAAAGCCCCACTATTAACAGATGAAGAAGAAAAAGAAATTGCTGATTTGATGCGGTTTAGAAATATGACAAGAGAAGAAGCCGAAAGAAAAGTGAGAAAGGATGCTGGTAAATTAGATTCTAAAACACCAGTAGGTAGATTTGTTAAAAGTAGTTGCGGAACAGAAAAAATGCATGGCGGTTGTGGTTGCGATGAATGCCGAGAAAAGACTAACAAATCTTATTGTCCTCATTGTGATGGAAATGCACCAAAAAGCGAATGCGTTTGTGGAAAAATGGAAAAGAAATTGTTTGGTAATCAAAAGGTAATTGCGGCCAAAGCACCACCAAAGGATGAAATTACTGGTGCAGATTTCAAAGCCCTTCGTGGAGAAAAAAAGAAACTAATGAAAGAATAACATTGAGTGATGAATATGGATTGGAAAGAAGTTCTAAAAAAAGATAAAGAAGATATGCGAGTAGGAACAGTATATCCATCCGATAGAGCAGGTAAAAAAATAATGATGCTAACCCATGAAGGTAAGAAAATCCATGCTGGTGCTAAAGGCTATGGTAATTGGAAAGGTAAAGGAAAGAATCGTGGCGGTGGCACACATCATAATCCAAAACGCAGGGCTAATTTTAAAGCGAGACATAACTGCGACCAATGTAAAGGTAGAATTACAACTCCTAGATGTTTAGCCTGTAAAAAACTATGGTGAGAGTAAACAGTTAAAACCCATGCCCACTACAAATGATTTAGGGGAGTCTTGACTATGGCCGAAGAAAACCGCAGATTCTCCATAACGAATCTATTTAGGAGAAAAACCCCTACTCCTGCTGATAGACAAATTTACAGCATGGGAATTCAAGAGAGGCAAAACAATAACATAATGACTGCGCCAATTATTTATTCAATTGTTCAGCAATCAGTTATTGTAAGAACTTGTATTACTCAACTTAAGCAGGAAGTATTTCGTAGAGGCTATCTTTGGGAAAAGGCATACGAAGCCCGTTGTAGAGACTGCGGGAAAGAACATCAACGGCCTGTTCAAGAATGCGCCCGTTGTGAATCAACTCAATTAGATAAGCCCGACCCAAAGCAATTAGAATACGCTGAGAAGTTTATGGATGGCTATGTGAATAAAGCCGAACAATTGTTTATTGATGTGCTACAAGAACTTGAAGATGATTTAAACATCATGGATGATGCATACATTGTTCTCGTCAAAGAATATTTTATTGATGGCAATGGTCAAATTAGAATGCACCGAATCAAAGAAGTGTTTAGAGGCGACCCCGTTACTATGATGATTTATTGTGATGATGAAGGCATTCGTGGAACAAAGGGATTTACTTGTGTGAATCACCGTCAATTTATTTCTACTGAACCCCATGAAGTTTGTGAGATTTGTAATGGAAATCTTTTCCCTATTCATTATGTAAATCGTGTCGGTGGCCAAGACCAATATTTCTTAGAAGGAGAAGTTCTTCATTTTAGCAAATATAATCCTAGTCGTCTTTACGGTCTTTCTCCAATTCTAACTCTCTATAATCTTGTCATGACTCTTATTGCTATGGAGAACTATGTCAATTCATCTTACACAAAGAGTAGAATGCCGAGAGGACTACTCGCAGTCCAAACTAGAAACATGGACTCAATGAGGAACTTTTGGAGAGCAACAAAAGAAAAGATGGAAGCCGACCCTCATTTTATTCCTGTTATGGGAATTGAAGCCGAGAATGGAAAGGGTGCGGTTGAATGGATTAAGTTCATGGATAGCCTCAAAGAAATGGATTATGTTTCTGTAAAGGATGATTTGCGAGATAGAATTTCAGCATTCTATGGAGTAAGTAAAGTGTTTATGGCTGATAATACTACAAGCGGTGGATTGAATAATGAAGGTATGCAAATCCTAGTAACCAATAGAGCCGTTCAAAAAGCACAAACTGTTTACAACAATTATGTTTTCCCGTTCCTCATTAGGCAATTTGGAATTACTGATTGGAATTTGAAACTCCCACCAAGCGAAGAAGAAGATGAAATTGCCATACTTCGTAAGCGTGAAATTGAAGTTAATATTGCCGCATCAATTAAGAATCTTGGTTTTGAAATTGAAATGGATGAAGATGGTAACTTTACTTATAGTAAGCCCGAACCAAAAGAAGAGAAGCCTCCAATGGGTGAAGAAGGAAACAATGCAGAACTTGACCCTCTTGCTGGCTCTAATTTAGACCAAAGGGATTTAGATGAAATGCAAAGGAATTTTGCACAAGGCGGAGAACAACAATCAAAGCCACAAGAGAACCCGCCAGCCACAAGGAATAAAAGGAGAATGAGCGTAGGCCCAGATAAGAGATTAACTGGTTTACCCAAAGAAGCAGGAAACCAAAATGTAGATTCAAGAAGCGAAAGGAGAGTTGGATGATGACAGAAGATACACGACAAAAAGAAATTAGACTAAAGAAAGAGTTAGCACAACTTCGTGCAAAACATGCGAATGAAGATAGAGTGGTAAAACCAACTAGAGATTTTTCTATGGGAATTCCTGCTGATACTTCACACAAAGCAAAACTAAGTTCGGCAGATTCGCCCGATGTAATTTTACTTCCCAAACACCGAAGAGGCAATAAAGAAAACATTCCATATTGAGGTGAAGTAAATGAATTCTTCAAATGTGCTTAAAGCAAAAGGAGATAAAACCTTTAGCAGTTTTGATGAATTATATGCTTACGAAGCACAAACAGACCCCAATTTGAAAGATAACTTTGCATCTAATGAATTAAAACTTGAGGGTCTAAAACAATATACTCTTTCTAACGAAGATAAAAAACAAATAGATAATGCTAGAAAATTCAATAAGCAAATAGATGAATTAAATGATAGTCTAGGTGTTAAAAGAAAAAAAGGAACTGACTATAAAATTTATTCAACTACGCCATCTTCTAAAAGTTTATTTCCATTTATTACAAATTCTTATTTATTTGTTGAGTTTTTAAATTTCCTTAACAGTTGTATGACAATGAGAGCGAATGAGAAAATCGCTAATTACTTTTCATCTGGTATTTTAAACTACATTAAGATGGCTGAATATGAATCGCCAATTGAAGAAGATAAATATACTCAAGAGGATATAGATAAGGCAAAAGAATTAGAAGAAGAATTGTCTATGATTTGTGAAAAAGCACAAAATTTTGCCCTTAAAAAATATTCAAATATTAATGGATTTAAAGCAGTATCTTTGGCCTATGAAAAAATGTATAATAAAAAATATCTCACGGCAAAAGATAAGAGATTAAAGGGTTCTGCTATTAAAGATATTATTTATTATTTGAATACTGATTTAACTCCTAAAGAAGAAATAACTGGAATAATTACTATTATGAAAAAACATAAAATAGACATAGATAATAGAAATAAAATTCTAGAAGATTTAGACGAAGCCAATAAAAAAGCATTGGAAGAAGGCAGATTAAAGGGAGAACTAACTCGTAAACTCCAAAGAGAACATAGAAATAAAGAGATGGAGTTAGCAAAAGAAACGGATTCAGTTAAAATAACAGAATACATGGATTCTCTACCTGAAGGAATTAAAGAAGAAGTTATTGAACAATATAAAGAAATAGTAATACCACAGATTAAATCTCGCATTGAAGCAAAAGAAAATAAAGATACACCTTTTAATTCCACAGAAAAGAATGAATTAGAAAAAAGACTTGAAAATTACAAAAAAATGCTAGTAGAAACTAAAAATAAATATGATTCCTTTATGAAAGAAAGAAATAAAGAATTGAAAACTATTGAAGATAAAATACAGAATGCAAAAAAAGTATTTCAAGAGTGGAGTGAATCAACAGTTGGAAATAGAAAACCAAATGAATATAGTCTCAAAGACCAACAATTAGAAAAAAAATTAGCAGAGTTTAGAAAACAAATAGATGAAATTAATCAAAAAAATAAAAAAGAGAAAGAAAATTTGTTAGACAAAATAAAAATTACTAAAGAACAAATTAGTTCAACAGAAAATGCTTTAAAAGAAAAGGGAGATAGTGAGTCATCAATTGATGAATTACAACTTTTTTTGGATGAGTATAATTTTAATTATATGCATTTAGATATTTTACATAGGAAATTTATGAATGATTTAGTGGATGAACAATTACAAGATTACACAGATGAAATCAATCAAAAATTTAAAGATATTAAAGAAAGTAAAAAGATGGAGTTTAATCGCATTGAGAGAGTCAAAGAACAAATTGATTTTTTAGTAGATAATGCAGAAGAAATCATACGAATAGCAAATCTAGTTGATTCAATTAATGCTAATAAAGGAGAATTATTTATTGAATCCAAAGAGGATGAAGAAATAGATAAGAATAAATTTATAAAACAAGTTAAAGAAGCAAAGGATGCCTACATTGAATCTGGAAATCACATTGAAGATATTATAAAATTACTTTCTAAATTGGAAAAAGAATATGAAGAGGTTTCGGATTTCTTAGAAGAAATAACAGAAGATAGCGAATCCGAAGAAGCAAAAACAGATATTAATGAAATCATAGAAGATATAGATGAGGAAATAAATGATTCCTTAGTTAATAGAGATAGAATTTTTAGAGAAATAAATAGCAAAACAAAAGACCTCAATGAAGAAATAGAAACATTAACTCAGTTGATAACAGAAACAAAAAAGATTGGATTTAAAAAATATAAGGAGTGAAATAAACATGGATTGGATGAAAGTTCTAAAAGAAGAAATTGTTGAGACTGATGCTGATATTTTATCTTCTCTTGATGATAAACAAAGAAAGCGACTTAAGAAAACACTTCAATCAGCCGAACCGACTGAATTTTTCGGTCAAGATTTTACAAAACTCGGAGAACTTATTGAAATTATGAGCGAACTAAATTTAGTTAAAGCCGATAAGAAACTCAACAAGAAGATGAAATCAATGGATGAACGGAATATTGATATTGTAGCCACCGCTACCAAACTTCGTAAGGAGTATGAATTGTTGTTTAGGCAACTCTATGATATGGTCTATCCTAAGAGAATGGAGGATGAAGTAAATGAGTGAAGATAATTCAATTAATGAAGACCTGTTAGCCATCGTTAAGGCATTGGCTGATAAGGTTGAGAGTCTAGAAAAAACAATTTACGCTAAAGATAGTCTTTTGATGAAGGCTGGCTTAGTCGTTACCCAAAGTCCAACTCCAAGCATGAATAGAACTATTGGTGGTTCTTCTACCATTAGCGGAGATATTTCTAAAATGGATTGGAGTGATATTCATAAGATGATTAAGGAGTATGAGTAAAATGCCTGAAAGAGTAACTAAAGAAGAAAGAATGATTAGTCTAGCCATTGAAAAGGCTCGCCTAGCAAAAGAAATGCTACAAGAGGAATCTATTCATGAAAGACTTCCTGTTGAAGATGATAGCCAAGAAGTGAAAATCACAAAGCCAAAGAATCTACGAGCAGAAAAAATTCAAAATCAAACTGCTAAAGATGAAGGCTACGGATTGGCTGGAGAAGTTACAGACAATTCGTGATTTCCATGAAACTCTCTAGCATTGAGAAAGATAAGCAACCTTCGGTTGAAATTCTTCGCCTATTTGAAAAGGTTAGAGTCGCCTATCTTTCTGCTAATGAAGACCCAAAAGAATATGGTAATCGCTGGAGAAGCGCAGTTAAGTTAATAGAAGAATCATATAATGAATATGATTCTGCTGGAAAAGAAATGAAAAACTTCGTTGAAGAAAAAGACTTAGAGGATAAGGAAGTAAATAATCCTCAAAGCCAAACTGCTAGAAGAGTATATCAAGGAATAAAGCAACTAAGATATGCTTCGGAATTAGTAGATGACCCATTTGCTAGAAGATTTAAAGAAAATGTATTAGAAGAACTCTTAGGAAATCCCGAAAGCATGATTAAATTCGTTCACTATGCTTTGAGAAGTGATTCTAAATCTTTGCCTAAAGAAGTATGGGCGATAAAAGATATGGGAGAAGACACTTTAACTGATGGACTACAAGGGCTTGATTTGCAGGAAGAAGATATTGCTCTTTACATCATTGAGCATTATGGTGACGGTAAAGATTCAAAGAAAGTAGAAAAAGAAGTTAAACAGGCTTTAGATATGTTGGAACTTCTTTATTTCTCAAGATATGATAAAGAAGATTATTCAGCATTAAAAGATATTGAAAAGGCTGAAAAATCAGAAAGTGATTTTATAATTCCAAATAAACCAATGTATCGCATTTTTGATATTGATGATATTAATGAACTTAAAGGCTTTAGTGGTAATTGGGTCGTTCAAGAAAAATACGATGGTATGAGAGTTCAACTCCATAAGATTGATAATAACATCAAAGTCTTTTCTTACAATGAAAAAGATATTACTGATAAGTGTGAAGATATTGTGAAAGAACTTCGTGCAAAGAAGTTCGGAGATTGTATTCTTGATGCTGAACTTATTTTATTTGATGGAGATGAAGCCCTACATAGAGCAGATACTATTGCTCATGTTTTCAAAAATAAATATCCCGATGCTAAACTAAGATGTTCAGTATTTGATATTCTAAGACACGAAGAACAGAATCTAGCAGATGAAGAACTAGAAAAGAGAATTACTATTTTGTTCAATAATTATTCGGGTGACTCTACTGATGCTTTGGCTTTCCCATCTAAGAAAGATACTAGAATGGCTGACAACTTAAAAGATATTGAAGAGTATGCTAAAGAGATTATGGAAATGCCTACGGCAGAAGGAGTTGTCATTAAAGATGCAACCTCTACTTATTATATCGGCACAAAGAAAAATCCAAAGTGGATTAAGTGGAAGAAGTTTGTAGACCTAGATTTGATTGTCCTTGATAAAAAGGAAACAAAATCCAATTTATTCTCTTATAGTCTAGGGGCAGGGCCAGTAAATGAGGAAAATAAGTTCACTAAAGAAATTGATGGAATCCTATACTTAGATGTGGGTAAGGCACTCAATACTTCAATTGAAGTTGATGTAGGTGACATTGTAAGAGTTAAGGTAGATGAAGTAAAACCTAGTGAGGATAGATTTACTGTTTATTCAGCAAAGGTCATTGAAGTTCCCGAAGTAGAATATCCCGATAAGATTGTTACTTTGGAAATGTTGGCTCAAGATACAAAGAAGTCGCTTAACTATAATGTAGAAGCACTTGAAAAAGGAATTAGAATTACTGACCATATTCACGGAGAGGCCACCATTATTATGAAAGGTGAATTAGATGGTTTTACTATCTATGGCTTTGAACAAAATAATCTAATGTCTAAAAATGCAATTGCTGATTTGAATGTTTGGAAAGAGGCGGCAGTTGAAATCATGAAAACTAAAAATAGTGAGATGTTTAATGCTATATTCCAATTCCTTAAAGAAAATGGTGAAAAAGATTTAGCAGACATTGATGAATTCTTAAAGAAACAAATTCCTTCTTTATACGAAGATACTGTTGGCTCGGATAAAAAAGAACTTGTAAAGTGGCTTAAAGTTAGAAAAGATGATGGGATTCAATTTGTAAATAAAAAATTCCAAGCCGACCCAACAAAAATTCTTTCGGAAGATGAAGATGAATTGAATGGTGAAATTCTAAAACAATACAAAACTCCCGAAGAATATAGAAAAGGCAACTTTAAGATTTATGACCGTGAAGATGGTAACTTGAATGTTGTTATGTCTTTAGGCGATGAAAAAATCAATTGGTTTATTGATATTGAAGATAGTGTAGATATTTTTGATTTGTTTGGAAAAGCAGGTAAGTTTCCAGCGAGAGTTGCAGATACTATACAAAGAGATAAGGTCATTGATTCGGGAGAAGTGGAATTAGGTATTCAAAGAAATGGCTATCATGAATATTTCTTAGAAGGAAATAAATTCCAAACTAAGTTTCATGTTAGATACCTTCCCGTTAAAGATAAGAAAATGTGGTTAGCATGGACTGGATATAAGCAAAAACCTGCCAAAATAGAAGGGGATGAGGGTTTATGGAATATAAGAGAAGATAAATATGCAAATGCCGAAATACCAAAATAACCGTGTAACTTAAATAGTAGATTGTTGAACGAGGAGGATGAAAGCCATGACGCTTATGCTAAAGGCTGAGAGAAATGATGAATTTCAAATCCTGAAAAGCGATGAACTAATGATTGGAGGATATGCGAGTATTGAAATCGTAGACAAACAAAACGATTTGATTACACTAAAAGCACTTAACGAAGCAGTTCAAAAATTTATGGAGAAAGATAGATTTAGAAATGTAATGACAAATCACTCAAATGTTCAAGTTGGAGAAGTAGTAAAATCATACAGAGATAAAACGGGGAGGATATGGAAAACAGAAGTAGACGATGTGGGCTTCTTTGTTGTAATTAAACTCCGTGATGATATTGAAAAAGCAAAAGAAATAAATAGAGGTATTCGCAAAGGGTCGTTAAGGTCGTTTAGCATAGGAGGACAAGCGTTACAGAAGGTGAAAAAATCTCATCCCGAATTAGGTGAATATAACGAGATTAGTAAACTAGAATTACACGAAGTAACTATATGCGAAAAAGGAATTAACCCCGAAGCGAAGTTTGACATATTAAAACAAGAAAAAGGAAGTGAAACAATGAGCAAAATGGAAAAAGCATTGGCAGAACTAGACGCACTTATGGCAGAGGTAAACACTTTGCGTAAGGAAGAAATGAACGAAGAAATGGAAAGCATGGCTATGCCCGAAGAAGAGGAAGAGTCTATGGGATATTCCGATGAGGAAGCAAAGTCTCTTGTTCCAACAGAAGACGGTGCTGGAGTTGAAATCGGTGAGCCAGCAGACCGTGTTGTGATTGACAACGGAAACCCAACAGGTAGCGATATGCCAGTTGTTAAGGCTTTTAACAACGATGAAGTTTCAACTCTTAACCTTACAAATGGAAACATTGAGAAGGCTTACGAGGCTTTCCGAGCAGAACAACTTGAGAAGTTGGCTTTCTCACAATTGCAGAAGTCTTTTGAGGCTCGCTTTGAAAAAGAACTTTCAAGCCGAGAAGATATGCTCGCAAAGCAAAACTATGATGCGGCAACTGAAATTGCTTCTCTTAAAGAAGAATTTAGTGAACTCCGCAAATCTTTGACTGCTGAAAAAGATGCCATTGTAAAGGCTCAAGAAGCAGTTCGTGCAAACATTCCATCAATGGATGACATTGCCTCAATGGATTGGGCTGATGTTCACCGCTTGGTTGGAGGAAATTATTGAGGTGATATTATGGGATACATTAACACAATTGCAGATTTAGAAGCACAAAGTTACGGACTGAACATGGCAGGATATGCTGGAAACGATTTGTTGAAAGCGGCTGGCGGACTAAGTGGGCTACATACTCCCCACGATGGAGCGCAAACCGCACCAACAGGTTATTTGGCTAACCTTTACAATCAAGTTTATGGCCAAAAAGTTTGGTCAATGTTGAACCGAGAATGCAACGCACTTTCAGTTATCTCAAAGCGACCATACACTTCAAGCGGTTGGAGAGTTCTAAGTGAGCGACCTGCTGGTGGTTCAAGCGCACAACTTTCAGTTGGAACATCGGGTGCTATTGGTGCTTCCGCAACTTCGGCTGATTTGATTGGTGGTGTGCCAGAAAATCAAAGCATTGGTAGCGGTGGTCTTCAAGCCATTGCACCAACATATGCTCAACTATACCTTTCTCCAAAGACTGTTGCTCATCAATTTGAGTTCAGCGAAATTGCTTTGGAAATGGCAAAAATTGATGATGGTATTGGTGACATTAGAGCGCAAATGAGAGAAGACATGGGTAAGCATCACGCTGAAATGCAAAACAAGATGTTGGTTATGCCTTTGGAATTCTACGGTGAACCTACCGCTTTGTCTACTCTAGAAGATAACTACACTTCACTTTACAAAGTTGTTACTTCCACCGCAGAAATTGACATTGCTGATACAGACAACCTTTACTCCGAAGCACAAGGCGATTTGATTAACAACATTTACGGCTCAAACAGAACAAGTGCTTCTTTCCTTGATGCTACTGTTGATTACGGTGACGGATATGTTGCGGCAGATGTGCGAAGTCTTACACTTACTCGTCTTAACGCAATGATTCGTGATTTGAGAATTGAAGGCGGTTCACCAAAGGTTATTTTGACTGGTTACGATACTATTCAAGCATTGGCTGACCTTCTTCAAGCACAAGAGCGATTTATGGATAGAAAAGAAATTGTTCCAACTGTGAACGGTGTTCGTGGTGTAAAGGGTCAAGAAGTTGGATTCCGTGTTTCAACTTACTACGATATTCCTTTGATTCCAGTCAAAGACATGGCTTCAACCACACATTCATCTGTTACTGGTATTTCCGATATGTTGTTCCTTGATACTGACCATTTGTGGCTTTCAGTCATGAAGCCAACTCAATATCTTGAGGATGGTATTACCAACGGAAACCCATTCGGTGTTGGTCGTCTAGGTAATACTGGACTTTACCGAACCATTGGTGAAGTCGGTTGTTCATTCTTTAAGGGTCAAGGCAAGATTACGAACCTTCAATGAGGTGATTTAAGTGGCTTTTTCATATACAGTTACTTCAAACACCGTGTTTGGTAATAAGCGAATTGTCTTTGGAAGTTTCACCAATGGCGTAAGTGATACTGGCGGAGAAGTTGCTACTGGTCTAAAAACAGTAGATTTCTTCATTCCTATCGGTAGTAGCCTACCTCTAACGGCTCAAATCAATGAAACTTTCCCTCTTTCTAGCGGGAATGTTACGATTGTTACTGACCCTGATTTAGACGGATATTGGATGGCTATTGGCGACGGTTTGGTTTGAGGGATTTTTTTGGCTTACATGGAAATCTCTGAATCATCACCATTAAGAAGATTCAAGTGCAATATTCGCTTTACAGAAGTTTCTGTGGTGAAGGGGGAAAGAGTAGAAGTTCCTAATGATTGGGCTATTTCTGCTTTGAGTCATAACGACCTTCTTTTCTCCTTCACCGCAGAAGATGAAGCATTCTTCAAGGGATTGAACGAGGCTCGCATTGCTTTAATTAACAGACAAGTGGAAGAAGAAATTCTTTCCCCAAAGGATGCGATTGCTTTATTCATTCCAAAGAAGTCTAAGCCAATTTCTGTTCCTAAAGCAACACCTGCTAAGAAGTCTAAGGCAAAGAAAGAGTAATCTTTCAGCCATAGATTTTGGAATTGAATTAAATAGGTGAACACATAAGGACATAAACAGGGGAACTTAGTATGGGGTTTGCTGGTGGTTGTAGAACAAGTGGAGTATTGACTGCGAGTGCAGTTGTCACAAAGGGTAGAGCATTATTGGTTAGTGTTCATGCTTGTGAAGTTGGCGGAACTACACCCGTTACAATTAAAATCTACGATGGCACTTCATCAAGTGGAAAAGAAATTGCTAGGCTAAATATTGCCGCAGGTCAAACAATTGAGTTTGATATGCATGGTGTTATTTGCGACAATGGAATTTACTTTGAAGAAGTTGCGGCAGGTGGAGATTCAGCAGTCTCTATTGAGTTTGCTTGAGGCGTTATTATGGCGGCATTGAATCACGATACTAGACTAGTTATGACTATTCTTTTTGTTGGAACACTTAGCGGAGCGAATGTATTCTTTTATGCTCAATACGGAACAGGATTTCCTTATGGGCCGATGACGCATTCTGTTCTCTTTGGGCTAGGAACAATTGGTTCTATTATGGTCATGAAAGCCGTCTTTGATTTGGCTCTCAATGATAAAATTGAACTATGGCTTCTTGATAGAAAGATTTCAGCATATTGGGCTAGAAAGGCTAGAGATGCTGAACAGCGAACTAAATTAGTAGAAAGCGCAAAGCAATACTCTAACAACTTCGGTTCTTCTCCATTCCAACAACCTCAAATGCTAAGTCAAGAAGATTCCAATTCAGTTGGAAATGAATTTTTGATTGGGCTACAATGAGGGTTATGAATGCTAGGCGACATACTAGGTATGACCGATACTGACTTCATGTATAACCAAAGCAGAGCGCATTCTGCTGACATTTTCTTTTTGAAAATGAGAGCATGGTTTTGGGGCAGTTGTGCTACATTGTCGGCTTTATTGATTGGTAACATCATGGGAGTATTTGATTTAAATATCATGGGTTGGTTGATTGAGTCTGTAAAGTCCTTTTGGGGGCATTAGGGTGTCGCTACTAACAGGCTTTGCCGTTGTAATAACAGAAGCGGTCTTCTCTGTTTACAAAAAACTACACGCAATTAACTTCGGAGTCTATGGGGCGACAATGGTTGGCAAAACTACTTTGGCTCATCAACTTACTACGAGAGGAGAAGTTCAACAAATAAACGAAAGAACGGTTGGGCTACATAGAGCATCAAGAAAGTCAATAAAAATTGATGGCCAAACAAATACCATTAAGAGTGCTGATTTAGGAGGAGAAGCAATCTATTGGAAAGAATGGGTTAAAGATATGCAATTAAGAAAGCCAAAATATATTATTTTCATGATAGACCATAGGCACTTAGATAATTCTTCAAATCTTGACCATCAAGTAGCATGGAAGTTTCTTGTAGATACTGTTTGCTCATCAATGTGGCCTACTGGAAAGAAAAAGAAAGAAGAAGACTATCCTTTAGCCATAGGTATTTGGGCTAATAAATATGATATTTGGGGAAAGAAATATGATAACGATGAGCCTATTGAAAAACATGAAATATTTGAACCGTTTAAGTATGGAATGAGGAAGTTGAACGAGAAGGGAATACCCTGTTTCAAATATATTGTTTCAGCAAAATCTGACCCCGAAATGGTGTATAGAGGAATTATTACAATGATAAAGGATTACTGATTATTATGTGGAAAGATATTCTTAAGGCTCTTGAAAGAATTGCTTTGAGTGATAAGGATAAAATAAAAATAGAAAAAGTTCCACAAGAAGTTTCATTCAAACCCAATGGACTATGGTATTCATTTAGTTTAGGAAGTGGCTGGATGAGAGGAAATATGTTAGATTATGGCTGGTTAGAATCATATCAATATATGTTATACTTAGATACTTCCGAATTAAACATTTTACAAATTAAAAACTTAGAAGATGCTAATGCTTTTTATAGCAGATGGAATCGTGGAAAACGCAGAAACCAATGGGATAGTGTTGCTTTTTACTATGATGGAGTAGAATTATTAAACTATAATAATTGGGTTGAAAAATATGGTAGCGATAATCCTGTTATGGAAGAATTTGGTGGATGGGATATGGATTCGGGATGTATTTGGAATACTCAAAATTTAAAAGTTAAAAAAGTCAAACCTATTGAAGAACGCCACTACAAAAGACAACATAAAGAACAATTGAGTTTATATGATGATATAGAGGAGTGATTAAATGTATCAACAACCAAACATTATAGGAATGCAACAACAACCAATGGGTTTTCAAAATCCACAAGGGGCAAATGTAATGAATGCTTTTTTACCAAAATTACCTAGAGCGAGAAGTGCAGGTATTATTGAAGAGTATATTTACGATGAGCAAAAGCCAAAGAAAAAACTTAAGGAAATTAAAAAAGTTCTTCTTCCCGAAAAGAAAAAGTTTCTTTTCTTTAAATATGGTAAAAAGTTTAATTTAAAAGACAGATGTATTGTTTGCGGAACTCAACATTTTTGGGAGGCTGGAGATACATTAAGACCGCCTATTCCATTAACAGAAGTTACAAAAGGTAGACCGATGAAAGGAACATATTGTCCTAAACACGCTAGCACATTTATGCAAATGGAAATGCTTGAACAACAAATACTTGCAGAAGAAAATGGGTTAGAATTTACTGCGTTTAAACCTAAAATGCCAAAGGTTCTAAAAAGTGGCCCAATCAATAACCTTAACAAAGCAGATGTTATGGCTCTAACTGCGACAGGATGGATAATCAAGCCACCGAGCATTTCTACAACGGAGTCGGCCACACAAGAAGCGCATAGAATCGTTAATGAAATTAATATTTTAACAGAACAATTAAACTACTTGATGATACACAAAGGAGTTGAGGCAAATGGGAGTAAGCACGAATACATTGAATTCAGCAATGAC